CAATCAGTTGGATCATTAAAACCTATACCAAGACCTTCAATACTCTTGGTGAGGCTTTTTCTAAACTTTGAAATATCAAATGCTTTTGTCATTACTTTTTAGTCCTCACAGAAATGGAATGGAGGGGATGAACCCCTCCTATCGTTTTTTATTGGCTTTGGCGTGAGCGGATCATCGCTAGGATGTCTTGTGCTCTGCTGTTGCTGTCACCACTTGAAGCTGGTGCTGCTGGTGCTGCCGTTGCCTTTGGTGCCGGTGCTGCTGCTGGTTCGTCATCCTCACTTGAGGCAAGGTCATCATTACGACGAGCTACAGGATCGCCTGTTGCTTGACTCATACCTGCTGGTTTGAAATACTGGCCCCAACGATCCATGTCATAGGCTTCTCCGTCAACAGATGCTTCAAACATCTCTTTGATAACTTTGAGTTCTACGTCTGTGGGTTTCTTTGGTAGGAAGTCTTTTAGATTGAAAAGACCATGTGCTTCAACTGCGGCACGTTCTTCATCGCCAAGAGCACGTTCAACACGACTCCATTTAGATGTAGAATAATCCGCATAGCCACCTTTGCTAGTTTTAGCAATTCTGAAATCAACACCATGTGAGAAATCAGTTGGCAGTTCGTTGAGTTCCGGATCCATCAACGCACTCTTGATGATCTGATAGATCTGAGGTCCGATGATAAATCTACGGATTGGATTTTCTGGAGTTGTATCTTCTGCGATAGGATTCTTAACAACGAAGCCTTGGAAAATGTATGAACGCTTTTTCCAATACTTACGGCCCATGTCTTCAAGACTCTTGTCTTTGAACCAACCACGTACTTCGCTTAGGATAGGGCAGGTTTCGTTCCACATTTCCATACAAGGTACTTGTACTTGTACTGGTTTACTACTAGTATCACCTTTGATTCCAGCGAATGGCAATTTGATCATTGCTCGTTCAATCCAGAAAAAAGTGTTAGATGAGTCGCCATCGGGCAAGAAACGAATAGTTGCTTCTTTACCTTCTGCCATGTTCCAGTGTGGATAGATTGCGTTGTCGCCGCCGCCTGTTGAACCGCCGCCTTGGCGTGATTGTGCTTCTTGAAGTTTCGCACGGATTTCTGCTAATGTTGCCATTTTAAATTGCCTCCTTTAATATGCCTTAAAATGTATGCCTTACGCATATTGTTATTATGCGTGATTTATTTAGTAAAAGCAAGATATTTCTGAAATATTTTTTCGCCAAAAGAAAAGGCCCTAATTTAGGACCCTTTCTTACACACAGATTATTTCTTAGCTGCGTCTTTCTTTTTGTCCTCTTTCTTAGCAGGAGCAGTTGGTTCTGCTTTAGCATTTGTAGGTTTAGAAGCGTTAGGTGCTACTGTCTTTACATCCTTGTCCGTTTCTTTCTTAGCAGGTGCTTGAGCAAATGCTGTGGTGGCTGCGAAAAGGGCAGCAGTTAATACTACGATCGATTTCATATAAAAATCTCCATTTTGTTATATTGCTGAAATAATCAGCAACTGTATATATTAACGCTGATAACTCGTGGTAGACAATCATGGATCGATAAGATTGGTCAAGAGAAAGGGCACCGAAGTGCCCAATTTGCCTATTAAGCGATTATTATAGTCCTGATAGTTCTTTGATACGTGCTAGTTCACTTACCTGAGGAACCTGTGTGTTTTGATTCGGAGCCATACGCTCTACAAATTGACGAGCTACTGATTCGGCCTTTGGTCCGAACTTTTTACCCACCATCGTACACATTGCTTCTGGACCTTTAGGGAATGTCTGTTGTGCTGGATCATATCCGCTGAACATAAATTCAGCTACTTCTTGAACATTCACGGATTCTTCTTGGCCAGAGCGTTTGCGGAAGTCTCTAGCGTGCCTGTCGTCATGCTTGTCAGTGTCTGGTAAACGATATTTGTCTGTGCCTTTTCCTCTCATACTAGGAGGTAAATCGTAGTCATCTTGTTTATCATATTCTGGGTGATTAGGATCGTTGGCTTCGTATTCGTTACCAAAATCTCCATAGTCTTCGTCTGAACCATGACCTGCTGATGCTAGAGCATAACTATCATCAGTTTCTCCGCCTTCGTCCTCATCGCCACCTTGGGCAAGTTCTTTGAACTCGTATTCGATATCTTCAATATAAGAATCCATGTTACGAAGTTCGCCGCCGTCTTGATCACCATAAGCATACCATACTACTTCGGTAGCACCGTCCCAGTCGCCTTGTTTTAATAATTCAACAATCTTGTTTTGATCTGGATCGCCATAACCGCCAATTTCGTTCATTTGTTCGTCAAACTTTCTTAGAATTTCTGCAACCTTTGATTCTAAAGAGTCAGCTTCTTCTTGAACTTCTTCTTGAGCAGGCATATCCATATCACCAAAATCTAATTCTCCAACTACGTCAGGAGCATTATTTTCTAACCATTGATATACTAGTGGACGTACACAAGTATCAGCATCTTCTTTGGCTGCTGATTTGATTTCCTGTGCTAGTCTTGGATCGTCAATGATGCCTTTAAGGCTGCTGATAGCATTCTGTCCATCTACACCTGCTGGGAAATGTTCACCAACTAATGATTGAAGCTTGTCAACAGCCGCTGCCTTTTCATCTTCGTCTTGACTGGTAATAGCGTTGTCTTCGCCTAGATTCATAGCCCATGCTTCAAATTTTGTAAATGGATCGTTAAACTCTTCTGTTGTTTCTAGGTCAAGTTCTACTTCTTCGTTGGTTGGTTGGGTCATTGCGACTATGTCGTCATAATGTATATCTTCTTTGGTCTGCATCAGGCTATAGATAATAGGAAATGCGGCCTTGATGTCTTCTTTAAAATTCTTTACTGTAAACTTGTTAGTTAGGTCTTCGATAAATTCTTCCGGAACTTCGGAAATTTGTTCTGCCTGGAACTGAGATTTAAATTGTTCGTAGTGAGATTTTTTAGCAAGTTTCTTAACAGTTTCTCTTAGATTGTCTAGAGTGTCTTGGGCACGTGAAACGATATCATTAGTTTCGGAGTTCATAAGATCGTTACGTACTACATAATTTCCAAAATTCTTTAGGTGTGCGATTTTTTCACTGATCCCGATGATGTGCTTGCCGATATCATCGTAAGGCATGCCACCTTCTTGTACGTGTCTCTGCATAGCACGAGCGCCTGCTAGGTGGATGAACGGATATTTGAATCTCTCTCCGTCGCCGTTTTCGATGAACATAGCACCAATATTTCTAGTTCTAGCACCTGGGCTGGTTTCATCTACTTGATGATTATGTTTAATAATCAATCTAGTGTTTTCCAGTTTTTGGTAACTGGTTTTATTAGTACCGTACATTCCTTCTTTCATAATTCCCTCTCCGACGGGCGTGTTAGTCGCGTATTGACTTAAGAAACTGAAGTCTCTTTGGTCTAGATTATCTTTAGTAATATCACGTGTGTCAAAACTCATCAATCTACGTTTGGCGAATTCTCTAAGTCCTCTTAGGAAATCGTACCACGAATCTTTTTGTACAGCATCCATATTCTCAGTAATGCCTGTACTATAATAGACTTTCATGTTTCCGGGTTCTGCTAGGCTGATGCTAACATGTCCTACAGGCTTTTCGCCTTCCATGTAGTCAAAATCGAAGAAGACAGCTTCTTCTGGATTGATGGTTACTTCACCAAGATCTGAACCTAATTTTAGGCCAGAAAAGCGGCTTCTTATTTTATAAAAAAGGTCAGTGCTTACACTTTTGATATTATCTTCCATGTTTATATTTATCTTAATATATAGAACTTACATAAATGGGCATAGGTAGCTGATCTTCTGATAGACGTTCTGTCATTTTTTCGTAGATCTGTGGATCCCAATCGGATAAAACTGCGGCCATGCGTATAACTAACAAAGTAGCTGAAACTAGGTCGTCGTGTTCTCCGGTTTTTGCCCCAAAACCTACACCATGGGCTACGAATGTTTTTAATTCTGAAATTAGAGGTTTGCTGTATATTTTCATCTTGTAGGTTTCCAGCATATTTTTTAACTGACTGCAAGCAGTGACTTTGGTTCGATGGGTGGTGTTAAATCCTTTGCGGAATTTTCGAACATGCCCTTTACGTATCGGTTCGCTTAAGAAAAGTCCGGGGAAGTTTTCTTCGCCAATATCTCGTATTACGATCAGTGCTGCTTCTCCCAGCGTGTTATTTTCTACGCTGTAATATATCTGCGGCTGTCCGCCTAGTTCCTGGGCGCGGTCCTGAATATATTTTAAGATTTCTCTCATATGCTTGACCTGCGACTGTATAGGTGTAAGATTGTGTCGCCATTCTGCTACCTGCTCCATAGATGGCATTTCATAAACTTGTATAGCACCGTAGTCGCCGCCTGTGCCTAGGCTAGGGTCTAAGGCCACAAGATATGTAGCATGGGGGTTGATTTCTTTGTACCAACGGGTCTGTCCCATAGTCATTTTAGGTTCAACACCTTTAAGTTCTGCTAATTTTACTGCGTTGATTAGAGTTTCATCAAAAATCAAGAATTCGCAATCGAACTCACGACGGAAACGCTCGTCACCGATTTTAGCACGTTCTACTTTAGCCCACTCTTCGTCGCGATCCGGATGTTCTGCCCAGTGGGCGAAGTATGAACAAAATCCGTTAGCACCTAATTTTTGTTCATTACCAAATTCGTCGAATTTTTTATTAGCTTCTGTCCAGATCAACGCAAACTGATCTTCGTCTGAGTTTGGTGTTGAAGTGATAATACATTTACCGCCGGTGGACAGTGTAGGTGATAAGGCAGTCCAGAATTCTTTGGCTTTCTCTGGCGGCTGAACGAACGCAAACTCGTCACAGTAAATCAAGGATAGCGATTTACCACGACCTGTGTTTTCAGTAGTTGTGGTTGCTTGGATACGAGCACCGTTATCGTATTCAATAGTATTCCTGTTATAAGAATATACACCAGCACGGATAAAATCAGGTAAATTTTCATAACCATAGCGATAACGATTCATGATGTCCTGAGCACCTTCGTATTTGTGTGCTGCGATCAGCACCTGTGCTTCTGGAACGAACATCGTATACCATAATAGATAACCTGTGGCACAGGTAGTCTTGCCCATCTGGCGTGGTAACATGGCGATACACTGTTTGTTTTCATGATAGGCCTGTATCAGCCTTTCTTGATATTCGTAAGGTTCAAACGGAATCGATCCTCGTACCGGATGTTGTATCTTTAAAAAGTTTCTACAGAAGTACAAAGGCCCTGTTACAGGATCCATACATGCTTCTAGATGTTTGACTTCTTCGAGCGTGTATTTGATCTGAGCATGGGCTTTCTTGATCAGATTACCGTCTAATGATTTTGCCATACATTTATTTAATGAAAAAAATAGGCTCCGAAGAGCCTATTTGGATTTTCTAAACGATTACTTTGCTTTGATTTCTGCTAGTAATGCTTCTAATTGTGCTTTAATGCTTTCCACAGCCATAGGATTGTCGCCTAATTGTGTAGCAGGATATTGGCTCTTTTTACGATTTAGATCGTCGCCGTTCGGGATCGCAGCACTGACGGGTTTGATTTCTGGATCACTGCCACCGTCTGGTGTATTAGCAAATGACTCTTCTTCAGAATCTACTTTTGACATAGGATCATCTGTAGGATCAATATCGTTGTCTGCCATAGCAGAAGGTGCTTTTGGTAGTAGCTTATCTCTAAGAGAAGCCATCGATGGTTCTGGTTTCAACATCGGCAATGTTGGCTCACTGGTATCGCTGCCTGGGGTCATGCTAGGATTGACCTTATTGATCAACTTCATCAATGATTCGATATTGTCTAATCCCTGAGCATTTAAATTGATGCTCATTGATGGCGGTGCTGTAGGTGTAGGAGTAGCAGCGGGTGTTGACATGGGCATGCCACACTCCTCTGATACCTCGCTGGCTTCCAGCTCGGCCATCTTTTCTAGTATAGCTTTAAAATCCATATTAACTCCCTAGGGCACTTTTAGTGCCTGCTTTGTCTTGTTTAGGTGCTTTGGGCATTTTATATTCGCCCTGATTTGTTTCTTTTACTCGATCCTTGCTAGCTTTAGCAAGATCTTTTAGGAACGATGCTGTAAATTCGTTACCAAAATTTTCTTTATGTTTGATCTTTTCGCTGTCTTTGAGTTCGCTGTCATTTAACAGAGCTTTACCTGTAGGTTCGTCTGCGGGTTCTGCTTGTTCGAATGGATCATTAACATTTCTTACACGTAGGTGTGTGTTAGAAACGCCTGTAGATTCGTGTACATCAACCTGTACCTGTTGCGGAGTCACTGGATATGAGCATTCACACTCAAACACTGTTACTTCAACATTGCTAAGATCTAGGAATTCTAGAGCTGTTTTTTGTATAGGTGTAGTAGCTACTTTTTCAAATTTTCCGCAGCCGTATTTGCCCATCTTAGATTTGGCTTTTTCTTCAAACCCTTCGGGCAATGGACCAGCGACCTTAATACGGAAACCGTAGGTTTTTTTACTTTCGGATAGATATTCTTTGAATGTTTTCATATCAGTATTTATTCCTTTCCTTGGAGTTTCTTCAAGAGCTCATTGCGATCAGTGATCACAAATGCCTGACCGCTTAACATACTGTTAGCGTCATCATCTCCAGCATCTTTGTCGATTTTTAACTTTTTAAGTTTAGCGTCTATGGCTTTTAACTTTTTATCAATTTTAGCAGATTTGGCATCTATAGCGTTTCTTAGCATAGTACCAGCTACTTCAAAAATACGTCCGCTGTAGCGTACTTCTACGTTCATGCCTAGATCCATTAGATCGTCATAGGCGTCTTCGGCTTTTTTCGCTAGTGCGTCAAGCTCATTTTCCCCTAGTGTATCTAGATCAGCTATATCTGGTAATCTACCAGCGATAGCATCAACTTCTCTATAACTTCTTTCGAGATCTCGGACTTCATCTTTGGATTCTTCGATAACAGGGATCTTAGCTTCAACAGCCTTTGAATCTTCTAGATTGAATAATTCTTCAAGTTTTTTAGTCATACAATACTTATCTACGTTTTGAGCCTTTGTGGAAAATATCTTCTTCGTTGACTACTCTAAATCGGATCCCCTGCTGTTTACACCAAGCAGTGGCAGCTTCCCACTTGGCTAGATTTTTCACATACTGTTCTTGGTTATATCTGCTTTTTCCGACTTTTTCTAGAAAGGTATGATTGCTGGGTTTAACTTCAACTACTTCAGCGTGTTTCTTTCCGGACTTGTCATTGTAGACTATAAAAAAATCAGGAACGTATATGGTATACTTTCCTGTTAACGGATCTCTATAGGGTATCTGTATGCTTTCGCTGGCCCAATTCTGTACTCCTGGATGTTCATCAAGCATCCTCATAAAAACAAATTCCCAACTACTTCTAGCCAATGGTGTTTTCTTCCCGATGTATTTGTCGGGATTTTTCATCTCGAATTTTCCCTGGGCAAATCTAACCATTATGCTCTGATGTTTCTTAGTTTAATCTGATTAGCCGTTGATGAGGACCGATATCCTAATCTCGAAGTCTGTGATCTGTTTTGATTTAATATTTCAGCTACAAGAGCAGATAACTGTAAATTTTGTAATGATCCTAAAGTCTCTAATAAGGTCAGTGCCGATATTCCATCTCTCTTGGCCTGCTGAAGTAACACCATGCCACTAACTGTAGCGGCTTCTAGGGCAAATCCTCTTTTTGTCAAAAAACCGACAGTAGCATCAACATCGGCGCTAAGATATTCTTCACCTGTTTCTCTGTAATTGTTTAGATAGACCTTAGTTCTATCTGCACTGTCAGTAGACTGTGTCGGCGGCAAATTAGTTAAAATATCATTCATAATTTAATCTAGGCGGGTGGGATTATTAAATCGTTCAAACCCGAGTGGTAGAGCTTCCTTTGTTGGGAATCGAGTAGCCGGTGGAGCATTAGATGCGCCAAAAGACACTCCTGGTATTCCGCTGGTCACATTTTGAATTCCCTGCGGTGTTAATAGAATATTTGTAGCTTCTGCTATAAGATTTTGTGGAGTTAGGCTGCGTAAACTTTTATAAAAATTAACTGCTTTTACAGCATTGGCTAATGTAAACAAGTTGCCGCCACCAACTTCACCTTGAACGTTTCGATCACCGTAAATGCTTTTAGCATTATCAATAATTCCACTGGAAAAATTAAAAAGACCGCCAGGACCAAACACACTGGTTAATGTTCCTCCCCCGATGGTCAGCGGACTAGGTACAGCATCATAATATAAATCTCCGAAACCTCGTGGAACATTTCCTCTAACTATAGAGCCAGTACCATAAAAAACTGTTTCATAAGCAATGTTCATAGTCGATTCTATAGTGCCGTTATTAGACGATTGATCAACATTACCGTGATTCCAACTTAAAATATGTGGATTTATTAATGAGTAAGAATTAAATTTCTTTCGGCTTAATGTAAAAAGAGTAATAGAGCTAAAAAAAGGCCCAGAAAATGCCTGAACACCGGCCTTACTTTTGTCAACATCCAGACCATACCGATAACTTTCCACTTTCGATTCTTTACCGTCGAGAGGCGTGACTGTCTTATCGTACAGATTATTCCCACTGTGCCTCCATGCTTCCGCGACGCCATCTCTTTCGGAGGAATAATATGACAGGTATTGAGCCCATAACGCATTAATGATTCCTAAATTATCATCATGGAACACAAGATTTAGTGGTTCATATTTTATATCTTTATAGACTATTCTTTTTCTATTATATTCATTTTTTACGTCGTGTTCAAATGTTACTTTAGGCAAATCAGCTTGCTTGACTAACATATTGATTGCTGGGCCATGTTTTCTAGCAAAGTCACTAATAGCAAGGGCCGGCGTGTTTATATTAAATTGAACGTGATAAAGGAATTTCGTTCTAGGGGCGCGAGAAAACTGATTATCGAGATATAATCTAGCCGCGTGTCTAAAATCACCTAAGTTGCCTTTGGGATTACTAATGCCTTGCCCGGCACCTTGAAGGAATCGTGTAAATTGGTCTGCCATAATATTATTTAGTGATAAAAAAAGCCCGGATTATCCGGGCTTGATTTTTTGTTAAGACCTTAACTACCTGTAGCTAGGCTACCGACTGTTCTAGCACCAATATTTCTACCAATGCCATCGATGCCGCCGCCTTTGTATTGGATCGCATTATCGTAACGCATTGCTAGAGCGATCATTGCTGGCTCATTTGATGTATAGTTTAAATCGCCGTAATCGATATTTTGTACAAAACAACCATACAATTCAAACGTTTCTAGCACGTTAGGTGTCTGTGCTCCGTTACCGCCGTCGAGTACTTCGATTAATGTGGTAAATTTATAGTCCTGTGCTGACGCTGCCCCAGACTGCTCGAAGAAATCGAACTGCTTCTGGATTTGTTCGCCGCACAATCTTTGTATAGACCCTGTTGCATCATCTCTGACGTTTAGAGTAACTGGTTCCCAGTTATGACGACCCGCTAAGTAAACTCTCGAATTATAAACTGGAAGTTCGATTTCTTCAAAGTTGATTTTAGGTCGGGTAATGTCATTTACCTGTTTTGTTAATTCAGTTGCTACTGTTCCATTTGCCCCGAAGCCTTGTAAGACGACCCTAAATCTGTACTTTAGCTTGGGCATCAACAGGCCTTGAGCACTAGACGAAGCGTCTGTTGCTAGAGGTACTGTTAATTTTGATAGTGTTGAAATTGCCATATTCTTATGCTCCGGATAATGTTATTTATCTCTTGACATCGGGGGATTTTTATCCCCCAATTATCAAGACGCTCTTGACGCTGCTATCTCTCCTGTGTTCTTCAATCTTAATGGTATGTAGATAAATTCGATTGCTTTTACTGGTTCAATTGCGATATCTACATATAATTCATTTCGATCAATTCTTGCTGGAGTATTGTTTGTTTCATCACAAACTACTGCGTAGTCATAGATAGCACGTAGACCTACAAGCTCTAGCAATAAACTTTCAACAGCCTGTCTAACTTCATCCCTTGTTAACTTGTCATTAGGTTCAAATACAAACGGTTTAGCGAGTTTACTTAGCTGGCTGCGTAGATAAATTACCAATCTCGCTACGTTAATTCTATCTAGTGCTGATGTACCGGCACTTAGAGTTTTTTGACCGTAGTTAACTAATCCAACTCCGTTGAAAAAAGTCAGTGGGTTAATTTTAACTGTTGATAAAGTGTCTCGTTGTCCTTCTGTTAAAGCTACTGGAACAAACTCACCTGTACGACCGTTTAGATAACCGACTGAAGTAGCATTAGTGATTCCGCCCCTTCTAATACCAGCAGGAGCAAACCAAGGATACGCTACTTGATCGTTCAACGCAATAGTACGTAACATCATGTGACTTGCTGGTACCATGATTGTATTACCGCTGTTATCGCTAGTTAAACCGGAAGGATAAAATACGCCAGCATACGGATCAGCACTTATTAGTCCTGTATCTCCGTTATCAGTGGCGCTGTTTAGATTTAATCCCCAATCATTTAATGTATTGGTTTCAGAGGTTAGTCTGAAAGGTGAATCACCAACGATAAACGCTGGAGTACCTCTGTCAATGTTGAGTTCGATCATATTTTGAATTAGTTCAGGATATCCAGGACATGATATAAGATTAAAATTCCTTATTTCATCTTCTCTAATTTCTCTGTTCGAATTCACTAATCCTTTTAGTGATGTTACAACAACTTGACGCTGTGCCTTTCGACCAAACTCTTCACCTGAATCGGATACCCAACGTGCTGGTTCGTAATCTATCATCGATTCATCACCATAGCGACCGTTGTCACTAGCTGTGTTGACATGATTCCTTACATATTTTTTAATGTTAAATCCGCTTCTACGTGTGTTGAATAACAAGATTCCCCTTGGATACAAGTCAGGATCTGGAGCATCATAATCAACAAAGTCGCTAGACAACAAGTCTACGATAGTAGCTGGATCTTTTGATTCGCCATTTAAATCCCATCTAGCATCAGCAAATATAATTCCATCCTCAGATGTGCTGTCTTTTTTATCTATTAATACCCAATTGTTTGCTGTTTGGTCTGTTAAACCATCTTGATATTTGTAAATTACAGGATAGTTTTCGAGATCGCTGGTGTCGATCCATAGATCACCTGTTACTAGTGCTGTACCATCGTTTTGTACTAATGGTCTTGTTGTAGAAACGATTGGGCCTAGTTGATCTGTTCCGTTAGAGTAGAACGGAGATGCTGTTGTAGAGATTCCGCCACTACCGCTGTATCGATATCCGACCCAGGCCGAACCGTTATGAATCATAATATCTGGCTCGTCGATGATACTGCTGAACCATCTTTGTCCGTCTGCAGGATCATTTAATGGAGCATCAGCTGCTGCTACATATCCTGTAGCAGTTCCAGACATTGGTATGTAATTACTGATTACATAATCAAAGTCACTGCTAACGCTAGGCGAACCGTAAAAATTAGCTGTGCCGGTAGCATCAGTGATATCATATTCGATAAAACCAGCGTCTGCGAATAGATCGTCGCCGTCGATGATTCGAATTTCACCGCCTAATGTGTGAGTAATAGTTAGTTTACCATCAACTACTGTGGCTTCAACATTGACTAAATCGGAGTTGTTAATAGCTTGGCGTAATGTATTAGCATCAGCACCAGTACCTGCTGCTGTAAACGATATCGATACAGGACTTGAAAGGGCTGAACTGTTTACAAGACTTTCTCTCATGCTGAAAGTGTATGTTCCGCTAAATGTCCCCGCACCAATAGTATCCGATGTTACTGATGTAGCACCTTTGATTTTTCTAACGAAAATCTTGAAGCTAGCTGTTTGAGGTGTGCTGTCGTAGCCAGTATCTTCAGTATAGTTGTATTGTACATACACAGTATCTTTATCGATGCTTGATCCGCCCCCGGTTTTGTTTACACCATAGATAGCACCTTGAGCGTTTGCTGCCAAAGGAGCAGCTACTTCTAACCAAGATTTTGAAGCAGAATTCCAACGCTTTATTCTCCAACGAGCACCTAGATTAGGATCTGTAGTCTTAACCCAGATAGAACCACTTGGTCTGGCAATAGCTGCGTTCGATTTCCACTGTGGAACTTGAGTGTGTGGAGACATTGTTAGTTCTGGACCATAATATGTTCCAGCCGCAATGCCAAACAGTGTAGAGATTGTAGCTGACCCGTCTTGTAAAACAATAGCATTGCTGCCAGTAGAATCACCGACCATGTCGTCTGTGGTGTCTGTGATGAATAAAGTTACAAACCCGTTAACGCTGGCTGCTCTAACACCTTGTATCAGTGCGTTATTGATCAATGTTACCATGCCTTCAACTGTTGTATACGCTGGTACGTTGATCTGTACACCATTGATAACAAATGTTGTTCCTGTAGTTTGAGAAGAATGGCCGTCGATTTCTGCTGTAAACGCAGGCCAAAACTTACGCCATTCGCTGGTTCCTAATAGTTCCCAAGAAATTGGCTCTCCTACTGCTGTATAATCTTTGCCTTTGTAATAGATTCTAATAACATCAGAAGCCGCTACAACAGCATAATCGCCTACACGACCAACACCTGTGGCTGGTTCATTACCGTTTAGGCTTTCTGTATCTTCTGCGGTGATAACGATAGGAGATTTATTATTAAATTTCTGTCCTGATAAATTAGCAGGAGCAGAGTCCCACTCAAAAATACCCCAGTTTGTACTTTGAGTGTCTAGCCACCATTGGCCGCTTGTGGCTTCGGATCCTGGAGTTTCTGACTTTGCTGTTAGATCGTCTAGGTTTACTGCTGCTCTCACGACGTAGGCAGTATTAGCTGACCCCAAGAAGCTGTAAGCAGCCTGTAGTCCGTATTCGTTCTGTTCGCCGCCGTGTATAGGCGAACCTGAAATTGTTCTCTTAAATGATGGTACGCCAAAGAAATCAACAAGTTCTCTCTGACTAGAAACTTTATACACTTTACCAGCATTGGTGGCAAGTGTTCCTTGTGCGGTTCCTGTTCCGCTAGCGTTTGATTTGTTTTCTGCTGTAGCAATTACGATCAATGGAGTTGTGCTGCTTTCAGCTGGGGTATAAAAACTCTCATCAATTACTGTAACTTCTACGCCTGGTGAATTTAGTGCCATTCCGTTATCTCCTGATGGTTTAAATCTTGTATTAATATTTATTCGGCAAACCAAAAAACACTGTATTTAAACCATAGGAAAAGGGGCGAAAAAGGTCCAATATCTTTAAATACTAGTATGAGACCCCTTTGTAAATGTGGATATAGGCTTGCTGCGATTAATTATCGCAAGGGAAAAAAGATCTATTATAGATCCCTATGTGAAATATGTCTAAAGCATGGAAAATATCACGGAATACCTAGGTGGCATAGAGCCGGGTATCGTAAGAAAAATCAGTGTGATAAGTGCGGCTTTAAGTCGCTCCACCCTGAGATTTTTTCAGTCTATCACGTTGATGAAGATTTAGATAATTGTAAAATATCGAATCTTAAAACAGTATGTGCTAACTGCCAGCGTGTTCTAGCCAAAGAAGGCATTAAGTGGAAACAAGGCGATCTTGTGGCTGACTTTTAATCAGAGTTTCAAGTTTTTCAAATAGATCTGATATATCAGCGTTATTATCTAGCACAGCATCGAACTTAGTTCCCACCCAAGCAGTTTCTGAAGCGTGTATCTTAAATTGTGCTAACCTGTCCTTGCTTAACGCCCAGTTCATGTGTTTAGGACCCGCATTTACCGCTACTGCATCTTGGTACCAGTCAGGCTCAGGACCACGAACTACACGTACTACAATTCCTCCGGCGTTTTTAATACTGGCTATTTCGTTAGGGAAACGACAGTCTGATATCACTACATTATCTTTGGAGTTACGGATTTTATTTTCTAGGCTAGCGATCCAGATGTCGTCATGGAAACTTTTACGGCAAACTTCTGTACCCCAATATTGAAGGACCCATCGAGGAGTAAGTGTAGGCATATCTAGTCTAGCTGCCCACCATGGATCCACTTGCTCTCGCCACTCTCGGGCTTCCTTAGTACGCCCTTCTAGCATAGTCCGGTCCCAACCAAAAACTGCTGCTACTGCGTCCTTTAATGTATTGGCAAATGACTCTCGTCTAAATTCGTGAAAATTAACTAGGTAATCAGCGATAGTATCTTTACCGCTGCCGATAAATCCGCATACTCCAATAATCATAATATCTCCTAACGATAAAGATATTATAGCAGATTTTTGATATTAGGTCAACGATTAAGAATTAACCGATTACAAAGGTGTAACCGGCATTAGCATGACCTGGGACATAATTGACTAGTTCTGCGGTTAATCGATCAATGTCGGCTTGTGCCTCTTGTTTGAGTGTAGCACCGTTTAGGCTAGTACCGCCCTGTGGGCCAGCAATTTGAGCAAATTTTTCACGTGCCTGTCCTAGCATCATTTTACAGTTAGCTAATGTGTAGTCTTTGATCCATTGCCCAGCATAGGTATCAACAAGGATCGCCACATCTGGTCTTGTGTTGTAGCACCAAAGCATGATTTCTTCGTCAGTTCTAGGACGCTGATGTATGGTTAATTTATGAGATTGGGCATGCCAAGTAAACTGTATAAAACTACCAAACATTTTACCTACACGTTCTTGATAGCCTGCGAAAAGTTCGTAGGTTAAAAGACCTCCCATGTTTGTAGAACTCAAAAGATAGGTATTTGTATAGGCTAGATTGAACGGTTCAAAAACAGTACCACCATTTCCACCACCTGATCTAGATCCAATACTTCTACGATATATTTCTCTAACAACCTGTATTTCGGGCGGTAAAATGTATTCGTTTTGATCTTCTGAGAGTGTTAGGAAAGCAAAACTTTCTTCTACAGAATTATCACCACGCTGGCGGAAAACTCCTAGACTTCGCTGAAACGCCGTTTCGTAGTGCTGCGGGTCTAGTTCTACGTCAACCATGCCGTCGCCTAGCATTAAACGGCAGTAGTCAAACACCTTCTGTTTTTCTTGATCTAATTGGCTCATGCTAGTATTTATCGTAGCGGTAAATATATGACTATGCCAAGACTTTCGCTTTATCGCCCAGAAAAGGGCAATGATTACAAATTTATCGATAAAACCGTCTGGGAAATGTTCCAGGTAGGCGGTGTTGATGTTTTAGTACACAAATATGCAGGCCCAGGTGATCCATTACCTGGTGCTAGTACGCCTACTACACCTATATATTCGGGCGGAATTCCTGAGCTACAAATACAAGATCTTTTATTTTTAGAAAATCGAGATAGAAAATATGATCCCGATGTGTACATTCTTAGAGGTGTATACAATATAACAGATCTAGACTTTAATCTAACACAGTTTGGATTATTTTTACAAAACGACACAATCTTTATCACTTTCCATATCAATGACACCGTAGAAAAATTAGGAAGAAAATTGATCGCAGGTGATGTCATAGAATTGCCGCATCTAAAAGATTACCACGCACTCAACGATTTAAAATTTGCCTTAAAACGATTCTATGTTATTGAGGAAGTTAACAGGGCAGCAGAAGGATTTTCATCGACTTGGTATCCGCACTTATATCGTGCTAAATGCACTCCATTAGTTGACAGTCAGGAATTCAAACAGATACTAGATGGTCTTGCCGATGATTCTGGCGAGGACACTAATACAACTCTACGTGACATAATGAGCACCTACGAAACTGAGATGAGAATCACAGAAGCGGTGTTAGATCAAGCAGAGTCAGACGCACCTAAGAGCGGCTACGATACTACGATGTACTATACCGTTCCGTTGGACGAAGAAGGAAATGTTAAATTAGTCACTACTGATACCGGCGATATCGAAGCTAGTAATGACGGCAGCGGTGTAGATGCTAGCGTGATTATCGCTACACCAACCAAAGACGGGTATCAAAACTATCATGAAGATGGAGCAACACCTAATGGGGCTCCGTTCACTAGTGGTATTACATTTCCTGGTAATCCTGTAGACGGACAATTTTGTCTACGTACAGATTATTTTCCTAAGAGATTATTTAGATTCAATGGCCGCAGATGGGTTAAGTACGAAGACAATGTACGCATGACAATGAGTAATCTAGGAACTACTGACACCGAGTCTGGAGAAAGATTCGAAGGCAGAGATACAAGACAAAACCAAAAAGGCACGTTTATCAATAACACTAATGAACGTATGATAGACGGCAAATTGGTTAAAGAAAAACAGAGCTTGAGCAAAGCACTACGACCTAAGGCAGACGAATAATGGATTTTTTCTACGATGGCCAGATAAGAAGATACGTGACTCAGTTCATGAGGATCTTTATTGGTTTTAAATTTCAATCCGGTGATGGCACACTGAAACAGGTGCCTGTTGCCTACGGAGATTTAACAAAACAGGTAGCACAGATTATCAAAGAAAATTCTGAAAATAAATTAGCAAGCGTTCCTAAAATCGCCTGCTATATAACTGGTATAGAACTAGATAGAGCAAGATTAGCTGATGCTAGCTATGTTAGCAAGATCAGCATTAGAGGAAGGTCCTACGAATCATTTGATGATGAAACAGGAGAGCCAGTGTACGATAATACACAAGGCGGAGGTTATACAGTAGAACGCCTAATGCCCACTCCATTCAAGCTGAGTATGCGAGCAGACATATGGACCAGCAATACCGATCAAAAACTTCAATTGTTAGAACAAATCATGGTTCTGTTTAATCCTAGCCTAGAAGTACAGACCACAGACAACTATATAGATTGGACCAGTCTTAGTGTAATAGAACTAGTAGCTTCTACATTTACTTCACGATCTATTCCACAAGGTACAGAAGTAGATATAGATATCTGTTCTCTAGATTTTGAAATGCCAATTTACATCAGTCCGCCAGTTAAAGTCAAGAAACTAGGCGTGGTACAAAACATTATCATGAATATGTTTGACGATGATGGTCAATTAAAGCCGTTAGCAGAACTAGCATTTAATGATCCCGCCGATGCCAAAGATATTAAAACTACATCTGTAATCACAACACCTGGAAATTTTGGAGTTTTATTATTATCATCGAAAACAGTTACTGGCGTTGAGACAGGTTCTTATTATATTAGTGCTCTAGATCCCAACGAGGCTGTTGTCGAAAGCGGCCTAGATATACCTAGAAAAGGTGGAGCGGTTATTGATTGGAACAAGATCGTTCCTCAATATGGAAAGTACCGTCCTGGTATCAGCAGAATAAGATTTTTACAGCCTAGTGGTTACGAATTAGTAGGAACATTTACTATCAACGAAGTTGATTCTCAATTCCTAGTAGTAGATTTTGATTCAGATTCGGAACCACAAACAGATTTGATCATCAATGCTATTATAAATCCACAAACATTTGATCCTAGAAGCAATCTACTAACAGGGATGAAATATCTAATATTAGAAGATATAGGTTCAATATCAAATATGGACGGTGCCGATGCGTGGAAGAATTCTGACGACACTGATTTTGTAGCTCCTGCTAATTCTATAGTCGAATGGGATGGCGACGATTGGAATATCATTTTTGATCCCACAGTCGAACACACTGGAACTTATTACATAAAAAATCTCAAAACTGGAATCCAATATAAGTGGGAAGACAATCAATGGTTAAAATCTTTTGAGGGAGAATATACTGCCGGATATTGGAGTTTTGATCTAGAAGGATGATATATAAAGGCATGCAGAAATATGCCGGAATCCTGTTTATGTCTAAAAAAACTTCTAGAATTCTAATGGTTCTAGAAGATCTCAAATGGACTGTTCCTAGTTTTGCCAGAGAAAAATCCGTAGTTGAAGATGCTGGAAAGATTATCGAACATTTTTACGGAAAACCCGCAAGACTGGTCCCTGTAGAATTATATCTTAGCCAAGATAAGGGATTTGAATTTTCAACCTATATATGCTTAGTCGAAGAAGAATTCGTCCCTTCTTCTGATCAAACGTTCTGCTGGTCAACAATAGACGTTCTGCCAAAAGGTCTACATTCAGGATTAAAAAATACCCTGACTGATAAAATTATCAAAACTAAAATTGATACTATTTTATTGATAGGAAATTCTTTATGAAACTGACTATTACTAAAAGCAAAAACTTCATAGAAGACTGTCGTCGTTACGAAAAAGCGATCAAAGAAACCAAAGACACAGAACTTGATAGCCTTTATAGAAGATTTGTGTCTCAGGCACGATCGATGGATGCTTCAACAGATTCTATCGCAAATCTTTCAAACACTTCTCAAGAAAGAAACAAATTAAAATCTTTAAGAATCGACATCGAGAAGAAAATTATGTCGTTGAAAGAAAAGATTCAACAGTCTTAAACTGATAATCTCCTAGCATACTTAACAACCTTGTGTTGTCTGAGCAGGTGTATTTTTGATATTGATTTATTAGTTCTCTAGGAAAATCAATTTCTTCTATATCTGCTGAATATTTTTCAGCCACTGCTTCGGCTACCTGTCGGAATGAAACAGCAGAACCAGTTCCTAGGTTAAAAATCCCATTAAAATTTAAATCAAAAGATTTTAATTTAACATCAACTACATCATCAACACAGATGAAATCTCTTTGGAAGTTTTCACTGCCTCTAAATACTTTGATTTTTCCTGTGGTCTCGGCTTGATGTCTAAATTTTGTCACAGGACTGGCCTGATCTTTTTTGTGATTTTCATTGTTGCCATATACATTAAAATATCTCCACCCTTGTATTCGAGCACCCGGATAATCTAATAGTGTCGAATACACATACTGATCTATTCTCATTTTGCTAGAAGCATATAAAGATCTGGGCATCAGCGGTTGATTTTCTTGGAAAGTATTGCTATCTCCGTATACCGATGCTGAACTAGCATAGGATAAAAATAAATTATTCTGTACTGCTTGGTCAATTAACCAATAACTAGGTTGTAGATTATATTGATCAATCCTCAATGGGTCTTTTTCAGTAGTGGAAGATATCGCTCCTTCGTGGAAGATAGCTTCCACTTTTAACCAATGATTGAATCTACCATAAAAATCATCAGTTGACATTATATCAGTAAATGTTAAATTTTTTAAGTTAGATTCTTTATCTTGATTAATGTCGTCTACTATTAAAATATCAGAGACATATCGACTGTTCAATCTTTTAACAATATTAGAGCCAATGAATCCCGCTCCACCAGTTACGACTATCATTTAAAAAAATGCTCCGGATGAACAGACTTATCATCGATCCATACATCATAGTGTGGTTTACGTAGTTGAAGACTAGTATACTTTGCTCCCCAGTCGTTCATCTGTTTATGCGTGATTTCAGTCCTATCGATCCCCGAACGTGACCCACGTGCTGTGTAGTAATGTATTTCGTGACCTTCATCGAATAGCTGATTGATTTTAGCTATTCTATCCATGTAAGGTTTTGTTTTAGCATAGTCTACATTACCGTTGCTGTCAAATTCCATAGAACAAATAGTACCATCGATGTCAACAATAAAAATCATTTTTGGCTGTCTCCTGGAGCTAGTCTAAAATTGTCTTCGACTGAATCTGCTGTGCTGACTTCAAATATCATGGCACCGTCAGTCATTGCTTCCAGCTGATGAGGTTGGAGTGGTGGATTGTGCCACGTATCGCCTTCATTTAATTCTTGTTCATAGATTTTAGCGTCTCGGGTGTCAATCCAACGTAGTTTAAATTTTCCAGAATTTACGAACCAAGTTTCATCTTTGGCTCTATGAAAGTGCATAGAAAATTTATTTCCTGCCTTTTCAAAAACTAGAATCTTGCCGCAGTAGTGATCATTGGTGGCCCAAATTATTTCAAAGCCCCAGCCCTTATCAACTTTACCTGTTAGTCTTTGTGTCATTTTATTTCCTCTAATCTTGGAGCATAGCATCCTACATGCTGTACTGTTATACTCGCAGCTACGGTGGCAAACTCCATAGCTGATTTAATATTGTTAGTGTTTAGATATCCGTAGGCGAGGGCTGCTAAAAATGTATCTCCTGCTCCGGTAACGTCAACAACTTCAACGCTGGGGGCAGACGTAGAAAACTCATGAAATACTGCTCTAGCCCCTTTGCCTCCTCGGGTAACAATAAGTCCCGAGCATTCGCTTTTTATTTTACTATATTCTAGTTCATTGATTTTAACCCACGCACCTTGTAATCTTTCTAGATCCGTTTTTTTCGTGTCAACAAAAACAGGAATCCTTGTAGCTATTGCCTCTTCGATTATGTCGTAGGAAACAGTTCCTTTGTTATAGTCGCTGATAACGATAGCATCATAAACTTTAGGTATCGCAGTTTCGAATTCAATCGGTGGCGATATTAGATCAGTATCTATCCTAACGATCTGTTGTTTGCTGCGAATGTCTACTAGTCTTGTTTTTGTAGAAGTTTCTCCGTGGAGATAATTTACTTCACAGTCTAAGGCTTCTAGATTACGGGCCACATTGCCTGCCATGCCCGGCTTGCGTTCTTCATACTCGAACTTAAACACCGGAACTGGTGCTTCTGGGCTGATGCGATCAACTGTACCATACTGGTACACATCAACACAGTCATCACCGATTAGCAATATTTTGTATGATCTTGGTTGTTGAATAGTCATCTAATATATCAAAAAATACGATTTCGTCACAGACAATGTCACCAACTATGGGCTTGCCCATATAATCACTGCCTTTGACCATAATGTCGCAGGCTGCGACTAGGTTAATAAGTTCTACATCATTATTGAAAACAACAACTTCGTCAACTGCTTTTAAATTTTCAAGCATAAATGCTCTATGCTTTTGGTTGTTGATTGGACGCTGTGGTCCTTTTAGTTGTCGTACTCGTTCGTCTGAATCGATCCCGACCATGAGATGGCCACCTAAACTTTTAGCGTAATTTAAAAGTTCGACGTGACCGGGATGAAGAATATCGAAAGTTCCATTAACAAAAATCAGACTCATGCTGTAATTATACAGTCACGAGTCTGTTTGTCAACCTTTTAGGCTTGTGCTTCAGACCAACGTAAAATAACGTTGGCGTTAACAGCAGCCCCCGAAACCTTATAGATATTGACAGCTAAAACATCTGGGCCGTTTGGAAAGGTTCCGCGACCGCCCAGTGTAGTATTAGTCAATTCTTTGAGTTCTGAAAGATCCAATTGGTCTGAATTTCCTGGTAAGCTGATGAATGAGAATACCTGTTCGCCTGGCAGGGCATATGGTGGTTGTCCAAACTTGAATGTTATCGTGCTGGCTCCTGCTACCACAGCATTCGATGTCTGGGTGAACGTTACAGTATAGTAACCAGTACCACCGAATGTTCGTAGGGCACTAACCGATGCTACTCGAGTACCAGCAGCAAATTTAGCATCAGATACCTCCGTACCAGCACCTGCTGAATAGGTGCTAACGAGCGTTTCCCACGATGCTTGTGTAAAATAAACAAAGTTTGTAACTGCGGTATTTTGAGACAGTGACATTGTTATTGTATTATTAGCATTGACTGCCGAAGCAGTAGTCCTACTCAAGAATAATGTGTAGTATGGAATTGTATCAAAGGTTATGTTCTCGGACCCAGAAAGTGTTCCAATACAGTTATTGCTAAACGTCACTGAATAATAGCCTACTGAATTAAAAGTCCGTAAACTGCTAATGCTTGTGATCGTAGTTCCGCCAGTAAATTTACCAGAATCGTTAGTTAGTGTTCCTACTACAGGAACATCAACGGGCAGTGCTGTCCAACTGGCTGCGGTAAAGAATAAATTATTTGTGGTCGTTCTCGCACCGCCAAATGCTGTGTTGATCGTCTGCGAACTTAGCGGAAGATCGGAACTCAACCCCTGGTCCATCGTCACAGTATAGTATCTGTTCGGTGAGGTTCCTTGTACAGCCGATACTGCTGTTACTGTAGTACTTGCTGGAAATGCTGAGGTCACTGAGAACCCGGTAGCAGTTACAGGATTGGTCATGGCATTCCAACTAGCTTCTGTAATATTCAACGAAGTTTGACCAGCGACGTAGGCAGTAGAAATCGTTCCGTTATTATTAAATCCAGTGGCTGTCGAGTTAAATTGAACAAAGTTATTACCAGAACCTGTTACAAGATAAGTTCCATTGTATTGATTCGGCTGTACGCCAGATACTGTAATTCGTGAGTTAACTGGGAATGGCGCATATCCCGGGTTATTAAAGAATAATGTAGCTGTAACTCCGTTCCCTTGGGCAAATGTAGTACTAAAGGATCTAAAGAATGTAGACATCGATCCGGTCTGAGAAGCCAGCGTAGTAGCGATAGGGCTTGGACTTGTAGCGACCGAGGACACAGTTGTTCCAGATTGGAATTTAGTATCTGTGGTCGAAATAGCGAATCCAGCAGCCGCACCAGATGCGTTCCAGCTGGTCTGTGTAGCGTACACAAAAGATGACCCCGACGACCTGTTAAATGCTGTCTTATTCGGTACTGTTACGTTGGCTGTAGTTGTATTCAGAGCAGTAGCTGTCGATGTTGGCTGTGCTACGCCACCGCCCCAGTTTACAGAACCGCCCGGGGCGATCTGTGCGAAGCTTGGCTGTCCACCAGAAGCAACGCCTGATAGTCCGCTCCAGATAATATCACTGGGATTAGATGGGTAGTTTTGAGGATTCAATACACCTTCAACGATGATACCACCTGTGCCTGTATCAGATGTAACAGCGATTTCTTTCAATAACAATTGAGCTCTGTTTAACAATTCTCTCTCACCAAGGTCGCCCACTACGGCATTTGAAACACTAGGTGCCAAGCGGATCAAGAAAGCAGTTGATTTGGTTGTACTAACACTAATACCAGTAGACGCATAGTTAAAAATGTATCCACGATCAAAGTCAAATAGACCGTCTGTTAAGAACGCAGAACCCCAGTGGCTAATTAATGGAGTCGTTGTGTTGTTTAGCAATATAACTCCGGTGCCTGTCGAGTGATCGGCGGCAGTTCCTGCGGTAAAGTTTCTAGTAGCACCTGCGATAAACAGATCTAATTGTGCCGATCTAGAGCAGCCTGTTAACTTGTTAAGGTCAGTGTCTAATCCAGTATAAGCGATCATCTCGTTGTCGACGTAGATTATACCAGTATTCGGAAACCCTGCTACACTTTCTAAAAATACTTCAGTTCCAGTATTACTTAGATTAGAAACCAATCTGCTAGTAGCCCCATAGTTTGAAACTTCATAACGAACAGGAAGGTTACCAGTACGCATATACGCTTCAGTGTTAACGTTGCTATTTCTCATACGGTGGGCAAACACATAATTACCATCGGATCCCCGTAGCATGAAATCAATAAAACCAGCACCGTACCAGCTGTATTGAATACCGATCATCTGCATCTTGACAATATCGAGATCGTAACCACTCGGTCCGGTTCCGTCTAATCGATCTTTATTGAAATCTGATTGTTTAACTCTTACCTCACTAATCAAACTCATCTTGGCATTAGATACATTGTTAACACCACGATAATCGGGGTTAACAGTCATCGAAGTCTGACTATCAACATGTGTGACTATATGAGTCATTCCACGAATGGTCACTGAATCGCCTGCCTTTACTTGATCTCTGAATCGGCTGTTTAGACCTGTTATTCTATTAGAGCCTGCGTTAACTGAAATAGTGCCGGCTAATTGTCTAGTCGATGTTCTTTGAACAGCCCATAATGTTTGACCGTCATATTCCCAGAAAATACCGTTTTGATCGTCGAATACTCCAGCACGAACGACAGCACCTTTCCACCGTAGTGTAGAAACTTGGCAGCTAAAACTCAGTGTAGGTTTTCTCGAACCAACACGCTTTGTGGCAATGATCCTAAATGTACGTTCAGTGACGATTTCGTCTACTTCATAGTCTCCATCATACCCGCCTGTTGTTACTCCGCTAAGACGTATCACAGCACCCCGTTGTAGACCGTGGTCGTTGTCACCTAAAGTAATTTCGATAGTAGCACCAACTTCGACGTCTGTGGCTAAAATAGTCAACACATCATAGCTAGGAGCAAATAACGCACCAGTTGTATACATGACACCTTTACCAGACTGATAACGAATATATTTTTTACTCTGACGTATGGCCTGTACACCGTGTTGTGGGCCACCTGTACCTAGTTGTACACCGCCGTCAAATGGTCGATGTGTAAAGAAGCTGTCCGGTCTTGGATATATTACACCAGTAATTGGTGCTCCAGTTATGATACCTGGGGATCTAGCTTGGAATGTGATAGTATTTCTGGTAGGAATCTGTGTAGCAGAGAATGATCCATTAGCCAACGCATGATTGTTTGATCCGTTGTCTGAACTCACTGTTACGATAAATGATCCCCCTGGAGGAATTCCGTGCGGCTCTTGGAAAATTATCTGTAGGGTTGCTAATGTTCCAAAACCCAATGACGTGCCGGATGCGATAGTGGCTGTGTTAAATTCACTGACAGTCACTGATGAATATAAATCAAGATCTATACCAGTTACACCAGTTCCTGTTACTGTGGCCGCTGTGATAGCACCTGTTGACAGATTAACCGAAGTTACAGAAACGATAGCATCATTTGTGGTATTTGCTCCGCCTAGGTCGCTGCCTAGTATTCTAATCCTATTACCTGGCAAGTAGGCTGTACCGCCATCGGTAATAACAACATCGGTATATCCGCCAGCTGTTCTTGTTAGTGTAAATTCTCCGTTAATACCTGAACCGGGCACGATAACTACCGGAACATTATTAACAGTTATACGATCATCACCAGTACCTGCGGTGGTAATCTGAGAAATCACGCCTGGAGCAGCATCATTGGCTAAAAGTCCGCTGACTAAGGATGCTGCGACAATTTCTCCCGAACCACCTACGTTATCAATTTGGATCTGTAGATCGTGTTCTGGATTGTTACCGCCTAGCTGTGTGCCGTATATGGTTACTATTTCACCTAAAGCATAACCGCTGCCGGCAAATGATACTACTAGGCTGGTGTAGGTAGCTCCTACTCTTGTTATATTAAATTGTGCTAGGCTACCAGATAATGTAGTAGAATTCTGTAGTAGTCCAGTAAATGCCTGTGTAGTCTGTGTGACTTCAATCGTCACATCGTTGGCTGGAGTAGTATTAGCAGTAAACACAGTTCCTAAAATAAGGAATTCGGTGCCTTTAACATAGCCTGTTCCTGCAGCATTAATAACAGAACTGAACCCTGTTCCTGATCTAGTTATGTCAAATGTCGCACTCGATCCAAGTGTACTATCTGGACTAGTTGCTGTGTAAGATGTATTGTCAACACCATTAACTGTTTGATCTGGGGATGATAAAACGCTAGTTCCTGAGATAACATCAGCTGTTAAAATAGCACCGCTAGACACTGTAGCAACTGTTATTAGTAAATCATTCGCTGGCGTTGTTCCACTAAGATCTGAACCTAGGATTCGTAACACATCGCCAACTTGATAATCCGATCCGCCGCTGTTTACAGCCACAGAAAGATATCCGGCTGAACTACCAACTACGTTAAATGTCGCAGCAGATCCGATTGATACTTCGTTAGTTCCTTCGAGGCCCGTATATGTTGTTGTATTGCCGATGATGGCACCGCTGAATGGTCTAGTAAATGTTACATCGGTGCCTGCGATAGATTCCACAAAAGTTGCCGATCCTGTTTGATCATCTGCTCCTAAACCAATTACGATTCCTGTGGTGCTGGCTACTGTTAATGTGGTTAGACCTAGTAGTGTTGGAGCATAATCACCTAACACCGTAGGTGTTATTACAATACCTCCAGCACCTACGACAGCAGTGACTTGAGCACCAAAGCCGATGCCGACAGCAGTATTCATCGGAGATCCGACACTTGGAATAGTTCCGCTGGCTACTGCGAATCTCGCTGTTGCAGCAGGACTAGCATATTGTGTTACAAATGATCCCGAAGTACCGTTAGACAACAGGTTAATAGTTGGAAGTCCAATCGATGCCCCTGTATAGAATCCGCCTTTTCTAATCTGCGTATATGTTGTTAATAGAGATGTTCCTGAACTAGTGCCAACTCTTGATTTCGCATAAAAGGTAAAAGTACTGGTTGTAGGAGTTGTAACAATAACGAATGAACCTTCTGCTCTGCTAATACCAGAAATCGCTGTATTTAAACCAGCAACAGTAACCGGAGTTCCAACACTTAGACCGTGTGGAGCAGCCGTGGTCACTGTGATCGTGGAAGCACCTACACCGTTGTTTGGAAAAGAAGCGTCTGTAATGATCGCAGTAACCTGGAAATCAGATCCAGGGATTTCGTATACCGACGGATATCCTCTAGCTATACCAATTGCCTGCCATTTAGTTGGTTGTAGTCCGTATTCAAAGTCAGCGTCAAGCATAGACTGGGGTGCTGCGACTCTGTGACGTTCGATAGCATCTGTACCGAAGTCATAGGGTCTAACAGTCATCTCTGGAGATTCGTAGAATATCTGTAATTCATCTGTTTCGTCCATCGTTGATGTATCAGAGTTTAATCTTAGATGTATAACTCTATCAGTAGTCTGCTTGAATGATACAAAATCGTCGTCGCCATCAAATTCAGGAGTAATGCTACCGCCTGCTGTGTTGCTTGAAAAATTGTATATAACAACGTTTTTAGTAGTGTTAGTGATCAATAAAAGATCTTCTAATTTGATAGGACCTTGGAATTTAATCAAACCATATCCAGCCGATGCTTTAGCCGGTAAACTGTCTTCACCGTCTTCTATTATATCAACTAGATTGTTTGAAAGTGTAGTAATAATTGTGCCAGCTTCAGAATCATAGGATTTAGTAGTATCTACGATCTGTTCTTCTACAGTTTGATAAGGCACGGTTCTTGGTGAAACTGCGGGTAACGAGCTAGGTCCAGTCTCTAAAAAGTTGATAAAGATATTTGTTAATTCGGTTATTCTAGCATATGAACCCGTTTCAGCAGATGGTGCTGTTTTAATTTGGGGATAGACTATCTGATATGAATCAGCAGATAGGCGTGTAAAAATAAATTCTTTAATTAAATTCTGTAAGAATGTATAGCTGGCAATCTCGGGAATCCTAGAACCGTCAACTTGGAATACTCCATCGATATAATATTTTTGTGCGATCCGTCTAGATTCTTCGTTACCATTATTTTCCAAGTCATAGATTAAAGCGTCAATAACATAACCAGAATCTCTAATACATTTTGCCGAATCATAGGTATAGCCTTTAAACACTACAACTTCATCGATAACTGATGTCTTACCAGTTGTTATGGCATTAAATGCTGTCTGTAATGCCGATGTAGCAAATGTAATGCTAGGTACAGTTCTAACAATGCCAGACAAAATAGTGTTTGCCTGTGTCTGTGTAGTAGCTGCCACAACGTCAGCAGTAATCTGGACTAGATTTTGACAGAAAATAGCATCACTAGAACTAGCAGCAGGGAAAGTTTGATTTTGTGTTAGGGTATTTCCTGTGGTTTTTGCCACAAATTGATTCTGTACAATCTGACCAATGACTTGTTTTAAATGCACATAGGCAGCAACAGTCTGTAATCTATGTGTTGGATCGATGCCAGACGCACCATTTGAAAAACCGTAGAAGAAAAATTTAGCTTGATCGTAGGTCGCTGAATTTCCACCATACAATATGTCATAACAAATCGCATCAATGGCATACTTAACATCACGAGAACATTTGATAGGGTCGTGATCGGCATCGGGATATTGTTCTGCTACCCACGCATTTACTTCAGCAGCTAAGAAATTTTTGTTTGCGATTAGTTGATTTTTAGCCGCTATCCTGCTAGCTGTAGCATTGCTAGGCTCAGCTAATATTAATTCGTTAGCACTTTCTCGACCGTTTTGTATGATATCAACAACTTCGTTAAAGAAAGAATTATTTCTTGCTACTGCGGCAGTACTAGCAGCAACGTTTGGCAATGCTGCTATCGCTGCCTTTGTTCTCTGTATGGTGTCAACAACAAAGAAATCATTGTCTAAAGAATTATATTCTGCTAGACCTAGGAATAAAGCATTATAATTTGTGCCCAGTGCGATATCATATTTTGCTCCGTCGATTAGATAACCGATGTCTCTTTCACACTTAGTAGCTTCTGTAATTTCGTTTGCGATCCACCCTACGATTTCATTTTGTAGATAGGATTTATTAAGAGTTAATAATCGAACAGCTTCGGGATATAGTGTTACACCTGCCTGATTTTGCATTACACTGTTGATTATTAGGTTTCTTACAAATAAGTGTCCTTCGACTTCGGCCTGTCCACTACCATCAACTTGTAAAACACCGTTGGCATAATATTTTTGTATAGTCTTTCTTGTTTCTTCATTACCACCGTATCTAAGATCATGTAAGTAAGCATCAAGAACATAACCGAGATCTCGCTGACATTTTTCAGAATTAAACGTGTAATTTTCGTAAGGAGCTGTCTTATAAGAAATAGCAGGCATAGATGATAAACCATTAGCAATCACTGTGGTTGTGATCGCTGCTAGAGTATCTATTCGAGATGCTGCAGTAGTTTCAGCTGAAGGTGCTGTGTTGTATATTGCTACAGAACCCTGTAACGGCGTATATGTATTTCGAGGCAGAATGTAGTCAGTGATTAGATCTCTAATGAATGCGTGTGTTAATACTTCAGCTTGCCTGTCACCGTCAACTTGTGGTTCGTCGTTGATCCAATATTTTCCCACAACAACTCTAGTATCCTCATTGCCCCCGTAACGAACATCGTGTATATAGGCAGTTAGAACGTAGCCAATGTCTCGTTTACATTTAGCACTATCATAGGTGTAACCAATGAATCCAGGAACACTTGCTGTGACTTGAGCAGCGATCCATGCCGTAGCTTCTTCTTTGATAAAATTGACATTATTTTCTAATAAACGTACAGCATTAGGATATAAATTAACACCTGTGTCAATGTCAATTCTATAATTTAAATATGCTGTTAGCTCTGCTTTGATAAAAGGAACATTATCACTAAAGCTCTGCCATTCATCCGGATATAGATTACCTAGGTAACTGATACCTGGTCTAAATGTATAATTGTCTATTTTTTTCTTTGCCATCTTTTATCCTTAGGCCCCAAACGCTACTGCGAATGCGATAACTGAATTGTCTACATAATCTTTTCGAGTGGCGTGCTCTCCTGATGTCGGAACCGCACTTATCGAAATATTTTCTACATAGGTCACTGTACCGGTAATAGTGGCAGCATCAAATGATATGTTCGCACCATCTGCGACAAACTCACCGCTAGCTCCATTATTTTCCACAAGGTTGATCTGATATGAATCAACCTTGCCAGGAGTTGTTTGCCCTATATCGACATTGTCTATGCTTCCTGTGGTCAAGCTATTGATCACAACCCTGCCATTTATTATTGATAAACGATTGATGTTGTTTTTCTTTAAAAGAACATCTCCGTTTACTGTTAAATTTTGTAATATTCCTAGTGTTTCTAAACTACTGTCTCTGATATTTTCTGTTATCCTACCTGCTTCGATAACACTAGCACCTGCGATACTAATCGTAGTTGAGTTGATGTTCGATGTGGTAACAGTTAATGCCGTTAGATCACCTTCTCGATCTACCAAGAATCCCGGACTTCTAAATCCAAACTCTGTTCTAAATTGTTTTGTAGTTACTGTCATTTTTACCTAGTATTTATTGGTGTTATAATCTGCCCACTACAACTTCAATGACGCCTTCTATGCCGTCAAAATCTTCGAGGGCTTTTCCAATTACTGTTCCTAATATAGGATCAGTGGACGGTCTAGCGTAACCATTACCACCACTAATCAACATGTCGCCTTTAGATATTTTTCCTCTAACTTTACAAGGAACTCTTCCCTGTAGTGCTAATTTTACAACGGTCTCTCCTCTTAGCTCATCGTTCATCACGAACGCAGGATCTGTAGATACAACACCAGCGACACGCCGAGTGGCGTCTTCTGCTAATGTTACTTCTTTGCTGCCGCCAAATTCTAAGACTGTGCCTGGTTCATAGGCGCGGTCTGCCAAATATTTTTCTGCCAAGTCCGCCCATTTTGCCGTTGCTGCGGTAACATTAAGTGTGCTGGTAACAACATCTAGTGTTACACCAGAACTGGCATAGAGGCTCTGTCCGGTAATAGTATCTGTTCCTTCCGCTATTACCATCGGATATATACCATCGATTACTTCGGTAACAATAATTTCTGTAGCAGTTCCGCCAGTGCCACTTCCTCCTCCAGAACTGCCGGTGTTAGTAATAGTAATCCTATCACTGGTAGAATTAGTAGTTATTGATATTCCCGATCCTGCTACAAAAGTCAAAGTATCCGATGCCGAATCTGCTCGAATAGTCGACTGTCCTGCTACACTAATCGCACCGAACGCATTGGCAGATACGCCGCCACCACTGCCGCCACCAGAACTAGCCAACGTAATACTTCGATTTGAAGAATTGGTGGTTATTGTCATCCCCGAGCCGGCGATAAGTGTTAGATTATCGTTTAATGATATACTTTCAACATCATTTTCGCCTGATACAGAAATAGTGCCAAATGACTTAATTTCATAGCCGCCGACAGTGGTAGTTTCTGGAAGCTCTATTCCGCCATTTGAGTTCTTTGATATTGTTGCGCCGTCTATATTGATGGTATTTTTTAAATAAAGATCTCTAAATCTTCTTAGAGCTATACCGACATCAAATGATCCATCGACAGTTGGAGTTAATGTAGTACCAATAGCAGAAAGATCTGCTCCGCCGCCAGAATTACCGCCCCCGGGTATACTGCCACCACTGCCACCACCACCGAGATCATCTTCATCAACGAGATAAGTCGGCGCTACTGGTCTATCTAGATCAGTTAGGGTAGCAAAATATTGAGCAAAGTAAATAGCACGAACACCTTCGTATTCCGGAATTATAGGAGATAATTTTAGACTTAGGTAACTGTCGCTGACCGTAGCAGAAACAGTAACTAGTGGATCGTCTATCGAAGCACGGCCATAGATAGTATAGCTGGCCTGATCGGGCCTAGCTACTACTAGGATGGACATTGTTTCTTTTTTCTGAGAATTAAATTCTATCGAAACAATGTAATGTGCGGCAGCGAAATCACCGACATACCATCTGTCAATTTCAGTGTTTTCAAAAATTTGACGCCAAGGGCCCCTGTTGTAAAAATTCACACCGTTTTTTAAGAACAGTGTATTCTTAACTCCAGGGCCAAAATATTTGGTAAAATCAGTCATAGTTACGCTCGTGTTATCTTATATTTAACTGATTTTTATATAAAGTAAAAACCCCCTAAATCGGGGGTTTTTATTAGCTATTGACTATCTTTATCAGCTTACCATATTCAGGCAAGAAAAGATATTCTATATCACTTTTTACCAGCGTTTCAATGGCATCGTCTAGCGTTTCTACTAAAGGATCACCACCTAGATTAAAGCTAGTATTAAACACGATAGGAATGCCTGTTTGATCATAAAATTCTTTGATTAGATCGTAATAATGAGGATTCTGGTCGCGTTTCACAGTCTGTATCCTACAAGTACCGTCCACGTGTATAATGCTCGGAATCTTTTCAGCTACACCAGGCTTACAATTTACTGCATACATCATGTGAGGAGTTTCGTCCATACCGCGTAGATCAAACCACTCATGAACATGTTCATGTATGATAGATCCAGCGAATGGGCGGAAATATTCACGACGTTTAACCGTGTTTACAAAGTCCTTGCCATCTTCAAAAGTTGGGTCAAATAGCACAGAACGATTACCCAAAGCACGTGGCCCATTTTCTGAACGCCCTTGGAATATAGTAACAATATTCTTTTCACGTAGAAGTTTAACAACATCTTTGTTAGTAGCATCTAAGACTTCACCGCCAGCATATTGTACTTTTTCTTTGATTTCTCTTTCGGTATAAGTGTATTGTGGGCCTAGGTACAGCGTGTCTAGCTTTTGTTTTTCTCTACTGTCTGACAAAGCTCTCCAGAACATCATGCCAGCCCCCATAGCTGTGCCAGCGTCATTACTGATCGGTTCAACATAAAGATTAATTCCTTCATCTTTGAGCTGCTCGAGATAATGATAGTTAGCCACACAGTTTAGACCGTAACCGCCACTGATTACAACATTTTTCTTTCCGCTTAGTGCTACTGCTTTTTTAATTAAGCGGACAACCTGTTCCTGTGTCTGTGTCTGACAAGCATAGGCAAGATCTCTGCGACTCTGTAGCTTGGTAACATCCTCGCCTTCTTTAGGTAATTCGTCAAGATAGTCAAACAAAGCACTATTGACGATAGAAGAAGATGGATAGGCAGGCACGATTAGATTCCTATTAGACAACGGAACCTTCGAAGTAAAATCGAACAACTTAGGAATCTTATCGTTGGCTTGACCATAAGGAAATAGACCCATGGTTTTTCCTGCTTCGATAGACGAAAACCCACAATATTCGGTGACAGCCTCGTAGGTCTTAACTATACCTGCTCTATCCGAAAGCCATGCTTCATGAAAATCTCCAGCTTCTCCGAACTGATCCGATGGGCACTGGTCCATGTGTGTTCCAGCGACTGGTTCTTTGGCGCCGTAATTTTTATAAAGCGTTTTAAACTGTGATGGATAGCCGCAGTCAATGATTGATTCAACTTCCCATACCCAAAGAGGTTCATTGCCGTACATCAATTGGATGAATGTACCGGCACCGTCGACAATCAATGCTACAGCATCGTCAAAGCCGCTGCGATAAAAAGCACAAGCGGCATGTAATTTATGATGCATGAAACTTAAATCAACTACTTGAGGATGATTATAATTGTCCTCTTTACGGCTGATCAAACCTAGCTTTCTTGCTAGGCCTGTGTAGACATCGTCACCGCTAAAATCAATTCTTCCAGCAGTGTCCTGTAATTTTTGTGTGTGAGCGACTACAAGATAATCTAGTTTATCGGTATACTCGAGTATTTTAACCATAGAGGCCAACGGACCTCCGTCATACTTTTGCCTTGTTAATCGTTCTTCTTCGATGGAAAAAACGATTTCTCCGTCTTTAAAAAGGCATACACCTGCGTTATGCCCACGTGCTATGGCTGCGATCCAGCCTGAATTAAGTTTCGGTTCGTTCATTTTTTATGTTTTCCTTGGACAGCTTCTACAACATACGTTTGTATTTCTGGAGTCATGGCCATGATAGATTCGTGTTTTCTATCAACTCTTTCATCCATAGTAATTCTAATAGGGCTATATTCTCTAGTTTCTTCGCCCATATCAAGCACAGTGAAAAGTTTACTGTCTGGGTATGATACATTGATCGGATATGTAGATCCGAATAACACAGTAGATGGTTTGTCAACGCAGTAGGCTAAATGTTGACCAAGACTATCACAGCCTAGGAAATGATCAGCATATTTGATAATAGCTGCCCATTGACGCATAGAAACGTTCTCTGGCATAGCGATTTCATCTTTGAATTTTTCATCAGTAAAGTCTATTTTAAATTCACTCATTAAGATCACGCCGTAGTCTTTTTCTTGAAGTTTTTTAATTAGGGCTTTGGTATCCTTGAATTCGATACTTCTAGAAGTAGGGTCGACTAGAGAATCATCAACTACTTGTATGCCTCTACCAAAAGGTTGGAATATAACGATCTTGCTTTTCTTCAGCTGTTTCTTAACATCACCGATTAGCTTTCTTCCTGTAAGTAGCTCGTCCTTGCTTAAGACTAGGGTGGGTTTAGGTAAACTTCTTATACCTTTCTTATTAATCTCAATGTCAAATGCCTGTGCTATTGAACACTGTTGGTTGTAATATTCCCAGATTCTGTAAGGTTCTGGACTCACGATATCTCGATTTTTAATCTTTTCTGCGAATAGATTTTTATGCCAAACATCGTAGGTGCGGCTGTCTAATGTAGGATGTCCTTTGAACACATCAGTGCCGCCTTCGCAGATTATGATAAAATCTTTATCGCCGGATTCTTTTTCGTATAATTCAAATGCGGGTATTGCACATAACATACGGCCCGCACCACCGTTTAGAAAAAATGCTTTAGAGCGTTGTTCCATTTAAACTCCAAGAAAATAGGTTCTGTCTTACTATGTATCACTACAATAATAACACAGAACCTAATCTTGGTTCAATGGTTTTTTAATAATATGTTGGTATATTATTTGAAAATGGGATTTTCCAATGATCGATTCCTGCGTATCGTCTTTCCAAATCACGCAACCATGCTACATGTTCTTCAAGTGCTTCGCGATCCTCGTCTGAGTAGTCGTTAGCCTGTAGACTCTGTTCAATCTGATTAGCCATTCTTAGATAATTTTCAATCATGCTTGCTTTGGTTACAGCATGTAATCTGTATTCAGGACCAACAAATTGATTGTTAACATATTTTAATGACTGACCATAAAAACATTGTCCGATCGCTCCTGTGTTATCATCGTAATGATATTCATAGGACCATGTGTTACCGTCGGCATCTGTTAGATTATCTACGAAGTTTGGGACTTCCCCTGTTTCGTAGCTGTGTAAAAGATAGGCCGCAGCGAACGGATGTTGACCGGCATCAATCTTATAAAAAGTAGTTGCTGGATCGTCGTCTGTAAGATTATCAAAATCTAATTCAGCTTCGGTTTCTCCGCGTCTAGCAACGTATTTGATTTCGCCTGTTGCGTCGATAACACAGATAGCGAAATAACGCGGACCTGTGTAGACCGCATTCTGTACCTTGTTTAGAGCCGTGGTGTTTTTGTATGGCTCATCTGGTAGTAAAAATGTAAAATTTTTTCTCATAATCTTCCTCTAACACTATTTATGTAAAGAATCTAATTCTAACAGCACCCCAGCCGCCACGACCAGCATGGTCACGAACGCCTGGACATGGGCTAGTTGGATATCCGCCAGTTGCTGGGGGAGCATAGTGCATACATCCCTGCATCTCGTAACATCCGCATTTTCTATCTGATCTCCAGCAATAGTTATGTCCGATACCCATTGTAGGTGATCTACGCATCGCAGAGAACGCATTTGTTAACTGCATCAATGGTTGACCTGACCAGTTTGAATGTCTGTTGTCATCTTCTGCTCCGAACGCTGCTACGTTGTTTGCTCCGCAGCTATAAAATCCTGCAGGCGATGCTACGTGATATTGGAAACAGCAAGGACATTGTGGCAAGCAGCCAAAGAATACAGAACAACTAAAGTGACCGCAACAGTTTACATCGCCGCCGTAGCTACAAGCAATCCATATACCGTTGAAATAGTTACAGATGATACCGCAGTTGTCGTTAAATGGCCCTGTATAGCAATGACTTTGGTTTACAAAACAACAGAACAATGATGTTCCTGTCGAACACATACCGCGGCCACCTGCTCCACCTTGGGCACAGATACAACTGTTTTGTGTATTGTTACAGGCTGTCCAACATACCTGTGTTGGGTCCGAACAGCCTCTAAAACATAATGCTGAACTGTTGCCACAGCTATTACCAATTGTGCCTCTAACAAAATCGCCTGTGCTAACACAGATAGTTTTCTTCGAATACGCACCGGCGTTTCCTGGAGTACCTCCACCGCAGCAACACATCTGAGCACCTGACCCACCAGCACCCCAAACTTCTATGACCGCTTTACCGGTCGACGGAGGGTTCCAACAAAATCCGTTACAGAAATTTGTGTACATGGTACCGGGAGTAAAAACATAGATCCTTCCGGTTTCTAAATTTTCTTCTACTCTACCAGTAGTTCTAGATCTAACTAAGTTTTGAAACGATGTAGGCATTATTTTATCTCTTATAAGTCTCTTACTGTACCATCTTGTACGAATCTGATACGGATAGCACCATGGCCTCCACGATAAGCATGATCTCGAACGTCGGGACATGGAAATGGTGGCAGGCCTGGAAATCCGGGCGGAACAAATTGAACACAGCCGTTGCCGTCGTAACAGCCGCAGGTTCTGCTACCAGTCCAACACGAGTGAGCGGGATTAAGTCCCATGCCAGGTTGTCGACCAGCTACGTTCAGACCATACAGAAATCCGTTTAGAGCCATCCCACTCCAGTTAGAATGTCCGCTGTCACCTTCGTTGGTATAGGTAATTTCTCCACCGCAGTCGGAATAATATCCTGGAGGAGTTGCCACGTGGAATATTGTTGAACACGGACAACTAGGTGTACAGCCAAAAAAGCTAGCACGACTAAATCCGCCTCTTGAATTTACATCGCCGCCAAACGCATCAGCACAACAGGAAGCTGTGGCACTACCATAATTACAGATAATACCGCAGTTAGCGTTAAATGGTCCTGTGCCGCAGAAGCCTGCAGCATAAAAACAGCACCACAAGGATGTTCCTGTTGAACAATAAGTTGTTCCTCCACGGCCGCCTTGGGCACACATACATCCGTTTGTAGTTGTTGATCTCCAACATACACCAGTTGCTTCTGAGCAACCCCTAAAGCATAAATCGTTTGAGTTACCGCAACTGAAGCCGACCGATCCTGTGATCAAGCAGCCCGAAGCTACACAGATAGTTTTCTTCGAATACGCACCAGGGTTTCCTGGGATTCCTCCACCGCAACAGCACATTTTAGCACCCGAACCACCAGCACCCCAAATTTCGATAGTTGCGATACCGTTACCTGGTGATACCCAGCAAACTTCCCCGCACATTTTAGTACGGACGTTACCGTGAGTGTAGGCCCAAATACGACCTTGCTCGAGATTTTCTTCTTCGTAGGCAATAAACGGTAATTTTGCTTGGACAAGACCTTTAAATGATGTTGGCATCTTATTGTCCTTCTATAAATCTAATACGGATAGCACCGTGTCCGCCACGTCGAGCGTGGTCTCTAACATCGCCACATGGATGAGGTGCCATTCCTGGATATCCTGGTCCTACATAAGTGTAGCAACCTTCGTTTTCGTAACAGCCGCAGCCGCCTCCAAACCCCCAACAATAGGCCCATGGGATGCCGTGTGTTGGTTGGCGCGACTGTGCGTTTAGTGCTGATTGATGTTGGTGAGCACCTTGGCCCGACCAGTTTGAAAATTCATTGTTGTTTTCTGTACCAAATACCACAACGCCGCCGCATTTAGATACGTACCCTGGAGGTGTTGCCACATGATAGGTATAAGAACAAATACATGGACCTTGGCATCCTAAGAATGCTGTACATGAAAATCCGCCGCAGCGATTAACGTCGCCGCCGTAACCGCAGGCGATCCAGATGCCGCCAAAATAATTACAGATTGTTCCGCAGTTGTCGTTGTATGGTCCACGAGCACAGTAGCCGTTGGCAGCAAAACAACAATATAATGATGATCCTGTAGTACAGAAACTTCTACCACCTGCTCCACCTTGAGCACACATACAGCCCGAAGCACCGCAGTTTCCTGTCCATGTTACTCCAGTTGGATCTGAGCAGCCTCGGAAACAGATAGCATCTGCGTTACCACAGCTCAGGCCTACTGCTCCGCAGATATAACAGCCTGATTCGACTTTTATTGCTTTTTTAGAATAAGCACCTGCGTTGCCAGGAAGACCGCCACCGCAGCAGCACATTTTAGCACCGGATCCTCCAGCACCCCAAATTTCAATGACTGCTGTACCTCTTGCGGGTGCTTTCCAACAGATCTGATAGTTGGTATAGTTACTGCCCGGAGTAAAGACCCAGATGCGACCACGCTCGAGGTGTTCCTCAGTAGCGTAGATCCCGTCTCCTTTGATCGATACTAGATTTCTAAATGATGTCGGCATGTTTCTTCCTGTTTAAATCATCAAGCAGATGATACTACCCATCCGTAGGTAGAACCTGTGTATACTAAAGTAATGATCGAACCATTAACGTCGATGGTTAAATCGTCGCTGATGTTTTGAATTTTAGCACCGTTTCTCCCTACCGTGATATTGTTGGTAGCTGCTACACCGCCGATATCGATAATCTGTATCGTATCGTTGAGTAGTAGCGTAGAAACGTTTGGTAGTGTGATTGTAAAAGCACCGCCACCGCTGTTAGCTAAAATGCGATCATTGACTGAAGCATTGAAGGCCGCAGAAACTTCACGAATAACGTTATTCGCTGTGCCTGTTGTTGTGATATATCGTCCCATGTAAATCCCCTGTCAATGTATATTTATGCTGTCGGTGTTTCTATGCCGAACGCTACAGCACTGACGTTGGCTGCACTAGAGTAAACTACTAGTAATCTGCCTGCGTCCATAACAATACCTGTGCGTTCTAGAACACCCTTGCCCAATACTTCTGTGTCGTATTCGATCCATTCTGCTGCTGTGGGCGTTGCAGCAGCTGATACAGCTACTCTAATAGCAACCGCTTGGTTGCCTCGATTACAGATCGATAAAGTAACCACTGAAAATGTGTCAGAGGGCACTGTATAAACTGTTGTATTTGTAGCTGCTGCTAGATCGTTAGCACCTAATCTACCTGTTGCCATTTAGTATCTCCATTAACTATGTAAAAATAAGTTCATAGCTACTGGGACTCCATTAATACCGCCAATGAAATTCATCGGAGCTGTAACGTTGATACGGCCCCCTGTGGTAGTAGTAATGTAGTCGCTAGCTACAAATATCTGTCCTGCTGTGAGAGTATTTACGTTCAAGGTACTTGAACCAGAGCCAATTTGTGAAGCAATATAGGCTTTGATAGCTCTCTGAGTAGGAATAACTGAATCTGAATCCTGTGTAAAGAACGGATCTGTACTGAATTCAGTAACTGTAGCACCCCCTGTGCCCAATTCAACAGAGCCCAAGCTGAGCTCTTGTAGACCTGCGATATTAAACGCATCTGCGTTTAGTGTAGCAGTACCTGTACTCTGTTCAACTGTAAACAGACCGCCGACTCGGAAGTTACCGTCTTGGTCAGTTGAAGTATAGAATACTCGTCCACCGTTGCTTTCAACGGTTTCATTTGCCGGGATAGGATCAATCAACGGTAAATTTGGATAGTTAGTGCTGGTAAAATTACCTGTACCTATATCCAAGAAGTCGTGTCCTGTCAGTCGAACCTGTGAATATCTGATCCTAATTTCGAAAGGATCCTCATGCGGAACTGCTTCTGGGATCTCAATTGGAGGACTTACCTGTAATCTAGCTGTATAAGGTCCTGCTCCTAGTAGTTGTGTAACAGTAACTAATTTATAAAATTGTCCAGGCAAACTAGTAAATTCTACGTTTGATCCTGGTACCGGTATAGAATATAATCCCTTAACGTCAACATAGCTGCCATTTTGGAATAGATCGGCGTAGCCGTCTCCGACAACAGAACCTGTAGCCACTTCCCAATCAGCACCTCTGGTGATAAATGTTGGGTTAGCCAGTACACCGTTGCCTACACGCACAGTATGTGGTGCTTCGTAGGTATTGTTTGGATCTGTGACTGTCACTGCCGGTGGTGTAACAGAGCTATATCCGCTGCCTGGCTCAACAACTCTAAACTCTACGATCTTAGTGTCAGCGATTCTAGCACGTACATACGCACGAGTTCCTGTGACCAACGCTGAAGGTGCTGCCGAAGTGTTTGTAATTACCCAAAGTGGGGACCTATTAGGATTACCAAATATTGGTCTTCCTGTGGTAGTAAACGCTGCAGTTCCCTGTGTCCAAGTTATACCGTCTTGTGATTTATAATGTGCTGCTGAAGAACCATTACTAGTAGCTACGAAAGTACCTTGTCCGTAGCCAACTTCGTCAGCGGTAGAAACGGTCGCCGCTATAGTCCATGTAGTTCCATTATTGCTTATTGCCACAGCTCCGCCTGTTGACAATGCTACAAAAATGTTATTTCCGAATGCAACGCTGTTCCAATTAGCAACTGCCGGAATTGTTGATGCTGTCCAAGTTATTCCGTCTAAGCTATATGCCGCAGTCACAGAACCGGGAGCAGTATCTGTAGAAACAGCCATGAACCGACCTTTACCATAGGTAATGCTAGGCCAGTTTGTTTTAGTTGGAAGAGGATTAGCACCGTTCGCCCAGGTTGTTCCATTTGTTGATACGATAGGTGTTGCTGAGTCTGATCTAACTGCGACAAATCTGCCGCCACCAAATGCTATAGATGTCACAGCACTGGTCTGAGGTAAGTTTGAAGCAGTCCAAGTTACACCGCCATCTATACTGTAGGCAGCGGTAGTTGTTCCTGTTGAACCTAATGCTACCACATAAGATACATTGCTGATATCTCCAGCTGCTATCGCTGTCCATACTGCGGTTGTTGGCAATGTTGAAGTAGACCATGTAAGACCGTCAGTTGAATAATAAGCAGTATTGCTCGAAGCTGCTGGCAATAATACAAAGTTACCACCGCGTCCTTTTCCTTCATAAGAGAAAGTTAATATTTCTCCCACGACTAGTCCTGGAGTCGAGTCAACTGTTTCTATTCGAATTCTCAAATCATTGCTCGGAGTAGCACCACCTAGTGATGTACCGAGAATCGTTAATAGATCATTGTTGGCATAATCCTGTCCTGCTTGATTTAGGGTAACTGTATAAGTCTGCCCATTTCTAGTGATATTAAATGTAGCTCCGGTACCAGCACCGCCGGACGCAGAAATGTTAGTAAATGTCTCTCTAACATTAGCATATACAGCATCAGATGTTCCACCCGATGGTCCGCCAGTGACTGCTGGAGAACTTTCAGTAGGTGCTGCTACAGTAACTCTAGGTTCGATGATATACAATGATGATGGATCAGGTGCTACTATAGTAGTTCCAGGAATA